CGCCCTTGCAGATGGCGCGCCGCGTGCTGTTTCCGCTCGCCATGCCGGGCGTGCTCGCCGGCACCATCCTCACCTTCATCCTCGCGATGAACGCCTACGCGACCCCGGTGCTGCTCGGCGGACCGCGCTTCCAGATGATGGGACCGCTCGTCTACAATCAGTTCGTGCAGCAGAACAACTGGCCGTTCGGCGCGGCGATCGCCTTCATCCTGATGACCGCGACGTTGATATTGACGCTGGTTGCGAACCTTGTCGTGCAGCAGCGGTACCGCGCGGGCGCAGGAACGCGATGAAACCATGATCGCGCGCGTGAAATCGTTCATTCGGAAAATTGTCGGCTTTGCGAACGGCGAGGCACACGCTCCCGGCTCTTTGTTCGAGTCGAAATTCGAGCAGCGCGCGCCCGCGCACACCAATGCAATCGATATCTTCTCAGGCCACTGGGCGACCGATCTGTCCAAGCTGAATGCGCAATGGCGCGGCGGCGCTGCGGATCTTGCCAACGACCCCCGCCCGATGCTTGCCGCGCAAACGCTCGGGGCCGCCGATCGCGTCGACGGCATGACGATCCTGGAATTGGGGCCGCTGGAAGGCCTGCATACGCATCGCTTCGAGCAGCTCGGCGCCGCGCGCATTCTGGCGATCGAGTCGAATGTCGAGGCCTACCTGAAATGCCTCGTCATGAAGGAAGCGCTCGGCATGAAGCGCGCCGAGTTCCTGCTGGGGGATTTCAATCTATATCTCCAGAGCGGCCCGCCGCGCTTCGACATGGTGTTTGCTTGCGGCGTGCTCTACCACATGGAAGACCCGCTCGCGCTGATCCGCGCAATCGCGCGCGCGACCGACAGATGCTTCGTCTGGACGCAGTGTTTCGAGGAAGGCCGCACCGCGCCGCGCGTTGCCGTTCCGGCGACGCTCGACGGCCTCAGCGGCACTTACTACCGCGCCCAGTATCAGGATCGCGCGCAGCCAGGCTTCTGGGGCGGCAACAAGCCGTCGGCAAGCTGGATGACGCGCGACGATATCCTGGGGGCCTTCCGGCATTTCGGGCTGGACGAGATCGAGATGGTCGGCGAGGACGTGAACCCGCATGGCCCGTCCGTCACGTTTGCGGCAAGGCGGGCGAAGAAAAGCTCGCATGGGCATACGGAATCTTGGACACGATGAAGGATTATGGAGTGCCCTGCGGCTGCCCTAAGTATTGGTCGGAGCGCCGCTCGCCTGGGACTTGTCATCCGATTTGCTCGGCTTGCCATAGGACTTGATCGCGTCGACCACCGTATTTCCCCCGGCTAAGGCGCCAGAAACAATGACTGATATCGTCGCATCGGCACCGGCAAGCGAATAGATACCGACGCCAGCCCGAATATTCCAAAATCAAACGCCTTCTCGCAAATCTGCTTGTGCTTTTCGTCCCACCAATTCTTGATACCCTGAGCAAAGGAGATTGCGACGCTCTCTAGTCGCAGTTGGTCAGGCTGATGCGTTGAATCCAACTCACTCGATGCCTGAAGGAGGGCTTCGCCCTGTCTCTGGAGGTCCTCATACTTCGCGATGGCTTGGTCGATATCTTCCCGCGATTCATCGGAGTTCGGTCGCTCATTCCGAAGGTCCTGGAGGCGGTCATGAATCAGCGCGATGAAGGCAGTCGTTGCAATTCGAATCTCACTCCGATTTTTCCACGTGGCGCGAACAATCGCGCTTTGTGTGGGCCAAGGCGTCGCCAGCTCTTGATCCATGATCCGCGGGGACGCGGAGTCTGTGTCGAAGGCGTCGGACTGAAAAGCCTCCGCGAAAGACCCTTGCCCAAAGGGTGCCGTGAAAAGCCCCTCGGGCGTATTCGGTGGTCCAGAGGGTGAAAGTGGTAGCAGGCCGGAGTCCATTTGCTTGGTCATCAGCACTAGTTGCTGATTCAGCTTGTCCAATTCGGCGTCGACAACCCGGACGACACCGGGCGCGTTCCGAGCGTGCGTTTTGAGGCGCTCTCCGTCCGCCACAGCTCTAATTGATAAAAGGAAGTTGGCCAATTCTTGAAGTGTAGTTTGACGGAGGTCTTGCCGATCAAGCTTTGTCGAATCGGCGACGCGCCTTAGGTCTGAGAACGCTTCTGTGACGCCTTGCTCGAATGCCTTCTTGGTCTCATCCAAAATCTGTCGAATGCCAGCGCCGGTTTGTCCCTTGGAGAATTGTCGATTTTCGATAGCCTTCCTTTCCCATTGTAAGCGTTCCGCTATTGCGGAAAGCTTGGGCCGAACCAGGTCCAAAAAGTCGTTTATTGTCGGATCACGAAACATCGGACCTAGTGGAAACTGCAGACCCTTCTCGCGTACCCCATCCGTTACCCACAACGCTACTTCACTCGCAATAGATTCGTCTAAGTATGTTGGTCGGAGCGCCGAGATTTGAACTCGGGACCCCCAGTCCCCCAGACAGTAGCCCGCCCCATTCGACCATGCAACATGGTTTAACACTGGGAAGACGGGCGTAACAAAATCCGCTAATCGTTGGGCGTTTTGACTTTGGACCCCCAGTCGGCCATAACAGGGTGCAACCTGGATTTTCCTCCGGGTCTTCCCAGGGCCTTCCCAGCGGAGTCCGCGATGAAGCTCACCAAGTCGATCATCGCCCGCCTGACATTGCCGTCCGGCGTCAAGGATCGCGTTTTCTTTGATGACGACGTGCAGCGGTTCGGACTCCGGATTCGTGAAGGCGGGTCGCGTAAGTGGGTCATCCACTATCAACAGGGCGGAATCCAGAGGCGGCATACGATCGGATCGGCCGGCGCCATGGAGGTCGAGGAGGCTCGTCAGCGCGCGCGCAAGATACTCGTGGCTGTGGACGACGGCCGCGACCCTGCCGCCGAAAAGACGGCGAAGCACACCGCGGCGGGTCTGATCTTCTCAAAGATCATGGACGACTATCTAGAAGCCCGCCAGCGGGACATGAAGCCGCGTAGCCACGAGGAATGCACTCGCCATCTCAAGCGGCACTGGAAACCGCTCCACGGCCTCGCCATTGCCAGCGTGAGCCGTCCTGTAGTCGCGGCTCGGCTCCGCGACATTCAAGCCAAGAGCGGCAGCGTGGCGGGCAATCGCGCGCGTAGCACTCTCTCGGCAATGTTCACGTGGGCGATCGGTGAAGGGCTGTGCGATGTGAATCCGGTCATCGGCACCAACAAGAACGAGGAGTCGGAGCGCGAGCGCGTGCTTACCGATGCGGAGTTGGTCGCTATCTGGAAGGCCGCGCCGGACAATGGGTATGGTCGCATTGTGCGCTTGCTCATGCTCACGGCGCAGCGTCGTGAGGAGATCGGCGGTCTACGTTGGTCTGAGATTGAGGGCGATGGGAAAACGGCGCTGATCGCGTTGCCGAGCAACCGGACCAAGAACAGCCGGCAGCACGACGTGCCGCTATCCTCAGCAGCCCTAGCTGAATTGAATGCCTGTCCGAAGGTGCAGGGGCGCGAGTTGGTGTTCGGTCAAGGCGAGGGAGGCTATTCCGGCTGGTCGCGTTCCAAGGACTCGTTGGACGAGGCCGCGAAGCTCAAGGAACCTTGGACACTCCACGATCTCAGGCGGACCGCCGCAACGCGTATGGCCGATCTCGGCGTACAGCCTCACGTAATCGAGGCCGTGTTGAACCACGTCAGCGGACACAAGGCGGGCGTGGCTGGAATCTACAATCGCTCGACCTATGCAGCCGAGAAGCGCGCCGCCCTCGACCTATGGGCCAATCATCTGATCGTGGTTATTGCCCAATCTGAGGGTGCTAAGGTTCATCGATTGAAACGCGCCTGACCGTCGGCGAGCGCCTCATCAAGAGGCATGGTCGGGAATTCTGTGAGCGCCGAGTCGGGACTGCAATTGAGAACCGTCACCCCGTGGCGCGCCATGCGCTCGCCCCAGCCGCGCCACATCGGCAACGTGCCGTCGCTGTAGAGTCGATCCGACCACGGCCGCGGATAGTCGTCGTGATTGTGGGAGCGGCCGTCGATCAGCTTGCAATCGAAGCCGAGCAAGATAATCCGGCGGGCGCCGAACGCATTGACGGCGAGCTGCACGGCGCAATGGCCGCTGGTCACGCGGTCGGATGGAATCGTCGGCGGTCGGACCAGATGGAACATGGCGTCTCGCGCAAGGATTCTCTTGGCCCGCACGGATGCAGTGACGACGTGGCCGCTGAACTGGTCAAAGATCGGCCGGTGATCTCGAAACCATTTGAAGTCGGAGAAGTAGAGAACCGCGGCCGTGGGCTTGAGCTTGATCGTGCTGTTGATCGCGATGCACTGATCGGCCGGGAGTAGGGCGCATGTCTCGCGGGTGAGCGATGCGCCGCCGCCCAGGATGTAGCACGTGCCGCCGTCGAAGAGTCGCGGGAGCATCAGAAGCCGGCGACCTTCAATTCGATGCGGACCACCTCGCCCTTGTCGTACACGAGCGCGCGGCCGGTGATGGTGGCCTGTACGCCGCGAAAGAACAGGACGTGCGATGTAGTCGGCATGTTGAAATCGCGCGACGGCCGATGCCCGATTTGCTTGAAGCCGGTCGAGACGATATCGGCGCCCTGAGAGCCCGGCCACTTGGCGCGGCGGATATCGGTCGGGGACAAGATCACGAGGTAGTTCTGCGTCGAGATACCGCCGATGAGCTGCGCCTGAGTCAGGGTCCGCACGATGCCTCTGCAATTCATGCGGACGCTGATCGTATTCGACGCCCCGACGTTAGACTGAATCTCGATAGGCTCGCCATGCAGGCGAATTTGCCGGTCGAGCCTCGCTATATGAGGGCTCGCCCGGTTCAGACGATCAGTGACCTTCGGCGTGCGAAGCGCAGGCATTACCGCGCCTCGATATAGATCGCCACATTGGTGTTGGCGTAGGTCCCGGTCGTGGTCGATTTTACGCGCCAGATCGGGCCAAGGATTCCGTCCTTGCACGTGTCGTCGGCCATGGTGCCATCCGTCGGCGTGTAGGCCGTCGTGACCGGAGTCAGCGCGGAGACGTTGAATTCCTTGGTCGCGCTCGCCGTCGTGAAGGCGAAGCAGGCCACGTCCTGGAACGAGTTGCCGCCGTCAATCGAGCACTGCACCCAGAACTTGGCGGTGGTGCCGCCGCTGCCATAGGCGAACTGGCACTTGATCGTCGCGCTCTGGATACCTTCGAAGCCGTCAACGGCCGTTTCAAGCTCGCCAGTGATCGCCGTGGTGAGCGTGCGGGCGAGGAGAGGGAACGAGCCGGGGTTGAGAATGCCGCCCATGTTATTTGAACCTCATGTTTCGGAACGGGCCCAGCAGCTCGCGCACGTCGTGCGGGAGCGCGCCGGCCGAGATCGTGTCGTAGGTGCCAGAGGAGAGGCCATCGACGGACTCGCTGCGCACGAGCGGGTCGCGGTCGATGCCGTGGTAGTACGCCTTGACCAATTGCAGCGCCGCTTGGCGCAATCCCTCCGGTGCATCGTCGGGCAGGGAATAGCCGCCGCTGTAGACCACGACGGTTTTCCCGTATGGCCACCAGCACGGCCGGTCGCTGTGCAGCCGGATCAGAATGCCGGCGGCGGCGTCGATCTCGTAATCGGCCGTGGTGAGGGTGACTCCGTTCTCGACCACGGACGTGATCTCGCCGACGACGGGATAGCGGGCGAGGATCAAGGACTCCTGATGTAGGTCGAGCCTGAACGTCTCGGTGACCGTCTCCGCGGCAAAGACGCGCTTGCAATGGCGAGCGCACACGTCGGATGCGCGATCGACGAATCCGGTGAGCTGTTCATCGTCGCTCCGATCGAACAAGCCGAGCGCGGACCGCGCGTCGGCGACGGTGACCAGATTGAACTTGGTGGCCGCGGTGTCGATCGTCAGCATTGCGGCCTCAGCCCGATGTAGAGCGCGAGCGCGCCGGGGCCTCCCCTTTCGGGTCTATGCTGTCGAGCTGCCCCGGCGTGACCGATCGCGAGCGGAAGGAATCCCACTCCATCAGTGGACGGGGTTTTCGGGTGGATCGCCCGGGCACTCCGCGTCTGATCCCGGTCGTTCGGCCGCAAGGTGTCAGCCAAGGTGACCAGCCTCATTCCGTTACGCAGCAGCATTGTTGCCTCCATTCCGATCGGCGATCGGCTGGCCCTTTTGCTCGGGCTGCATCTGCCGCGGTGTGAAATACTGTTCGCCCTCTGCATCGCTGCGAGGATTCTGCTTCTCGAATTTGCGGAGCTCGTTGGCGTTGTAGACGCCGATCTCGCGGGCGATGCGGTACGCCTGGAACCGCGTCAGCATGTCGCCGCGCAAGAGGAGATCGCAGTCGAATTCAACCTCGTGAGTCCCACGGCCGGCGCCACTGAGGAGCGACCGCTCGACCACGCGCTCCCATCGATTGAGCCAAGGCTGAATCGTATGGGTGTAGAACCATCGACCGATCTCGGTGGTCGATGAATAGTTACCGCCTTGAAAATCTCCCAACACGGGCGGCGGCACTCGAAAGATGCGCGCCAGATTCTCGACGCCGAAGCGCCGCGACTCCAGCATTTGAGCATCGCTCGGTGAAACTGAGACGGCCATCCATTTCAGGCCCTCCTCTAGAACGGCGACCCGGCCGGCGTTCTCTGAACCGGAGTAGGTCTGCTCAAACGACTTGCGCAGCCGCTCCGCAGCTTCTTCTCCGAGTGCTTCAGGATGTGACAGAACACCCGACATTGCCGCGCCGTTGCGGAACGTGGCGTTGGCGTAGCGTTCGGTCGCCAGCGCATTGCCGAAGGTTTCCCTGGCACGCTGGAGTCTCGACTTGCCGATCACGCCGTCGTCGCTGCGGTCGCGGAGGTGGAACACCTCCTCGGGCAGCAAGCGCCTGGTCCCGCCCTCGGGCAGGCTCACGTCATAGGCATAGCGGGAGGTGCGGGTGATCCTGACGACGGAAACCCAATCGGGATGCAGCGGTCGAAGCTCGACCACGGCGCCGCGGCCGTCGCGGATGATCTCGGCAAACGCATTGCCACGTAGCAGGCAATGCGCCGTCATCATCTCGATAAATTCTGAGGCGGTCTGCCGCTCGTTCGGATCTCCGCGGAAGATCCGGGAGAGCGGGTGCGACGGATCCTCGATCCGGGAACCGTCGCTGCCCTTGCGGTAGACGTGCATGGGCAGCATGGCGACCGTCTCGGCGATCACCTGAACGCAGGCGAACACCACGGACAGGTTCTCTGCCATGTAGCTGTTGACCGGCACGCCGGCGTCGGAGTCCCACGTGCCGCCGGTGCGCAGTAGGTCCCACGATGTAGACCCCGCCGCGGTGCGCAGCTCGTGGCGTTGAGCCGGTGCAGGATTGTCAGCCGATGGCGTGTCGCGCTCGACCGTAGGCCCTGAACGGAATCCTAAACGATGCAAAATTCCCATTAGCAGGACTCCAGCCAGAGCTTGGCCATGCGGAGTCGCTGGTACGGGACATAGCGATGTTCGAAGGCGCGGAGAGCGACCGTCGTATCGAGGTAGGCCGGTGAGGCCGTGATGGTGATCTCGTGCAGGTCGAGATCGCGCAGCTCCCGGACAACGCTAGTGCCCCGTACCTCCCACGTGTCTCCGCCCTTGGGGACAGAGAACGCGAAGCTTGCACCCCGCACGTCGCCGCGCTCGACCGACACGAGGAGATCGCGGGCGGCCGTGGTATCTGGTACGTCAATTTCGAATGCGAGGCCGCGCTGATCCTCGGACAGGCGGAGCGTGCCGGCGCTCCTCCTGCCGAGAACCATGTGCGGCATGTGCTGTACGAGCGCGAGCGGGTCGCGATCGTTGGCTTGCAAGGTGCGCTTGAATGCACCCGGCTTGATGGTCTCGGTGAAGCCGCCCAAGTCTTGCGACGGCGAGTCAAAGACGGCCGCGTGACCGACAAGCCGGGGCGTTTTACCGCCCGCGGCTCGAAGCTCTAGAGCGGCGCGCCGTTCCAATTGGAGCACGGCGTACCTCTCAATTATGCGTCGGTTACGAGATCGTTGGCGAAGCAGAACGACTCGGGGTGGCGCACGGCCACGTCCACGTCCTTCATTGCCCGCACGAGGACTCGACCCTTGGCGTAAGCCGTCGTCTCGAACGGGTTGGCGAGGATATCGACGCCAGACCACGAGGCGATGAGGAGATCGGCCCAGTTGCCGAAGATCAGAGAGCCGGCGAACGTCGGCGTCGAGCCGGGCGCATTGCCCGGCAGTGCGCTCGTGGTGATCGCGCGGTAGCCCGCCAACTCATTCGGCGAGTCCATGATGAATCCGGCGCCTGCATCGCTGGTCACCTTCGTGGTCGAGCGCAGCAGGGTGACGATGTTCGGATTGATGGCCCAGCCCAGCGAGCCCATGAGGGCGTTGTCGCCCTCGATGTGCGCGATGAATTGCAGCACCTCAGCCCATGACAGCGAGTTGCCGGCGGCAACCTCGTATGCGCCGCTCGACGTGATGCCGGTCGGCGTGTTGCTGGCGCCCGTGCCGAGCATCGCCTTGCTATCGATCGCCAGAGCGATGATCGCGGCGAGATCGTTGCGGACGATGTTCTCGATTGCCGGCGAGGTGTTGAGCAACGTGCGCCGGGAATAGCTGGTCATGGCGCCCACAGTCTTGGGCGTCAGGTTCACGTCATCGAAGCTTGCATCCGTCTCGGTGAGCGAACCATCCTCAGCGACCCATTGCGCGGTCGAGCTTCCGGTCTGACGTGGGATATCGATCGGCGAGCCCACGAGGCCGTCGAGATACGTGCCGCCCAACGTGGCGACCACGAGCTTGCTGCGCAGCACGTCAATGAAGCGATCGGCGAGGTGCGGGTTAGCGACGAGATCGGCGGCGGTCGAGCCGACGAGGAGCGTGCGGCGTTCCTGGTGGAACACCTGATCGGGAACGGCGAAGCCTTCGAAGGCGCGACCGGACCGGCGCTGTACCTCGCCGCTGATCTCGCGCTCGAATCCGATATCGACGTTGCCGCCTTCATGGCTTGGCAGAGTCGAGCGGATCGCCTTGACGATGGAGAAGTCGCGGGCGCGCTCCTCGAATTGTCCGTCACCTACGCGGCCATGCGCGATGGCCGGCGCGCTGCGCTCTGCATCGGCGAGCGCCTGAGCGCGGCTGATCTTCTTATCGAGGTCCGCGACCTTGGCCTTGGCCGCGTCGAATGACGTGCCCTCAGCGTCGGTGAGATCGCGCTTCTCGGTGGTGGCCTTGTCGGTGAGTGAGCGCATTTCGGCTACCGCCGCGGCGCGCTGTTCCATGAGTTCATGCAGCTTCAAGTGCAGCTCCTTCGGGCCGCTCCTGGCGGCGCTGGGATGGGGGCGCGTCTCACGACGGGCCGGGAATTTCGTTCTACGAACGCGTAGTAATGGAGAATAATATGCTATATATAGACCGGAAACAAGCCCCTAGGGGCAGGATTAGTGCCTGTGGCAGCAGACCCATTCTATCGATCCCCGAAATGGCGGGCCTTGGTCGCCAAGGTCTGGCAGAGGGCGCATGGGTTCTGCGAGGCGCCGGGGTGCAACACGCTCGGCAAGGTGGTCGACCACATCATCAGCCGACGCCGGGGCGGGCCTGATACCCTTGATAACCTTAGGCTTTTGTGCCGCCGCTGCGACAACGCCATCAAAGAGAATGAGCGTGGTGAGCGTGCTCGTGGTGGCGTGCTTCCGGGCTGCGATGCCAATGGCGTGCCCACCGATCCGGCCCATCCGTGGCATGGGGGAGAGGGCGCACCCCCCACCGGTTCAGACACTCCCGCGTTAGGGGGGCCCGACCGCTGGGGGACTGGAATCCGCACTAAGTTTCCCGGGCGGTTTTCTGGGTCCTCGGAATGGGACTGAGGGGCCCTGGCGCCGTCGCCATGCGGCGGCAGAACGCGGTCGAGCCGGTGCCGGTCGTGCTGCATCCCTGGCAGCAACCGGGGCTGAACCGTGCGGAGCGGGTGATCTCGTTCTGTGAAAGCCTCCCTGTCACGTCAGGGAAGCTCGCCGGCACGCTGTTCCGCTTCCGACCGTGGCAGCGCCGCTGGATCAAGAAAATCTACAAGACAGACCGCAAGGCGCGCCGGCTGGTCCGCACGTCGGTCAAGTCGGTCGCGCGCAAGAACGGCAAGACTGCGGAAGCCGCGGTGTTGAGTCTGTGCCACCTCGCCGGACCGGAAGCCGAGCCACGAGGCGAGGTCTACACGGCCGCGAACGATCGCACCCAGGCCGGCAAGATTTTCTCGGAGATGGTCGCGATCATCGAGCGCGTGCCGTGGATGCGCGACCGGATATCGATCCGCCGGCATAGCAAAGAGCTTGAGGATATCGGCGGCGAGGATGCCACCGGTTCGATCTATGCCGCGCTGTCGGCCGACGTGGCGACCAAGCACGGATTGTCGCCGTCGTTCTGGGTCTATGACGAGCTTGGCCAAGCGCCGAACCGCGACCTATTCGACGTGCTCGACACGGCCATGGGCGCGCGAGATCAGCCGCTTGGCCTCGTGATCTCGACCCAGGCGGCGCGCGACGATGCGCCCATGTCGGAGCTGATCGACTACGGCCTCAGGGTCGAGCGCGGCGAGATCGATGATCCGACGTTCCACCTCGAGCTGCATACCGCCCCGATCGATGCAGACCCTTGGGCGCTCGAGACATGGAAGCTGGCCAATCCGGCGCTAAACGACTTCCGCGATCTCGCCGACGTCAAGCGCATGGCCGAGCAGGCCAAGCGTATGCCGTCGAGAGAGGCGTCATTCCGCAACCTGATCCTGAACCAACGAGTCGACACGACGGCGCAATTCCTCACGGCCGCGGTCTGGAATGCCTGTGCCGGTCCGGTCGATCTCGCCAAGCTCGCCGGCCGGCCCTGCTATGCGGCGCTCGACCTTGGCGCCAGCCGAGACTTAACCGCGCTCGTGTTGGTGTTCACTGAGGGCGAGGAGGGGCAGATCGATGTGCTGCCATTCTTCTGGCTGGCCGGTGATCTCCGCGAACACGAGGACTCCGACAAGGCGCCCTATTCGATGTGGCGCCAGCAAGGTCACCTGATCGTCGGCGGCGACAAGACGCTCGACCCCGCCATCGTCGCCCGCAAGATCGCGGAGCTGCACGGGCTCTATAAGTTCCGCGCCGTCGGATTCGACCGCTGGCGTATCGAGGATTTGAAGCGGGAGCTCGACGCGATCGGCTGCGATGCGCCGCTCGTGCCGCACGGCCAAGGCTTCATCGATATGTCGCCGGCCGTCAACGAGCTGGAGCGACACGTCCACGACGGCACGTTGCGCCATGGTGGTCACCCCATCTTGACCTGGAATGTCGCCAACACGAAAACGGAATCGGACGCGGCCGCGAACCGGAAGCCGAGCAAGAAAAAGAGCACGGGCAGGATCGACGGATGCGTGGCGCTCTGCATGGCGCTGCACATGCTCACGATGGCACCCCCGCCGAAGCGGGAGTCGATCTACAAGACTCGCGGCCTGATCTCGCTCGCCCGCTAGGCGTTGCCGGTCGGCGTTGCCGCCAACATGTGAATGTGCGTCTGGAAATGCGCCACCATGCGCGCCTTGAGCCCGACGATCTCCGGAGGACTCAGGTTCTCCTCGACGCGATACTCCTCAAGCGTGCTGTCGAGTATGCGGTCCATCTCCGCAATCACGGCGTCGGCGTTGCCGGCGAGAATGCAGCTCTTGTAGACCGCCTCAGCGCCGGCCCGTCCGCACTCTCGACACATGGCCTCGATCTCTTCCTCGGTCATCTGTTCCTCCCTCTAGTGGACTGTGACCACGACGGCGGCGAGCGCGCGGCGGTTCTCGACCACATGGGCGATAACATCGGCGACGGTTTCCGTCGCGAGATCGTCAGGACAGCCCAGCCGCTTCACGGCGTCCACCATGGCGCGGGCGAGGCCGACCTTCAACTCGACCATGCGACGGGCCGCGGCGGTCTCATCGTCGGGGTGTTCCTGGTACGCGGCCATTGCGAGTCGTTCGGTCATGGAATCGTAGTCTGTTGCCAGCCGTTGCTTCTCATCATCACTCAGGCCGGCCCATGGTGTAGTCGTCATGCTGTCCTCCTTGCCGCGCCATGCGGCGTTTATGCGTTTCCGTAGATCGTCGTAGAGCGCCTTGGCTTCTCGCCGAGCCGCGTTCGTCATGCTCCAGAGCGGGCCGTCGGTGACGGTCGCCGCTTCAGCTCGATTGCGGTTGAGGTAGACCGCCCAACCGTCAGGGTCGTACATGGTTCGGATCACGAGCTGATGGTGGTCGCCGCGATTGCTCGCCCATGTCCCGCCAGCGGCCTCTAGGGCCGCGTGGATGCGCTCAAAGTCGTTCGGTAGGACGGCCACAACCCCGCGAACCACAAGCGCGCCATGTAGGTGCAGAATGCCGCCGTCGCTGTAGCCCATGGCGAGAACCAAGGGCACGTCCGAGCCGACACACCTGACGACACGGCGCCGCAACCAATCCGGATCAGCCAAGGCGCGGCGCTGAATGTCGGGAGAGAGATTCAGGGTGAAGGCGTAGGCATGGACTCCACCAAGCTTGGCAACGGCACGACAACCAAAGACGAGCTTCTCTAGGTCGTTTGTCTCAGGCCAACTAGCGAGTCCTCTAGAACTGTTAGACTCCACTAAAGGACCGACTCCGCCCGAATCCTGGCCGGCCTCGAAATTCCTTATGGCTCTAAGGGTTTCGGCCGATCTCAGGCGCGAGCGGCGTGCGCGCCGTTTTACTTTTCTGCGCACCGGGTTCAAGCGCGCGCGGTGCCTTCACGGTCGGCGCAACGCGCCTCGATCCATGCCACGATCTCGGATTCGAGATACGCGGCCGTGTTCGGACCCAGCTTGATCTTCTTGGGGAACTGACCGGCCTTTTGCAGCCGGTCGAGATGCACGCGGGACCATGTGATCCCGTACTGTTGCAGGTCTTCGAAACGCAGAAACTTCATTGACGACTCCCGTCGGGATACGGGCTCGCCACATGCATACGGAATAGGGGGAGCCCAGGTTCAAGTGCCTGTTGCATCCCCGGCCACCATTGAAGGTGGAGTCCCTCCGGACGAATCCGGAGTCGCGGTGCGTCTCGTCCTCGAACTTTCGCTCCCCGTCAGGGTCGAGCCCCACGTCCAGCGTGGGAGGCCTAGGGCCTTATTGGCCGTCTCGCCGACGGCGTCGAGGTACTTCGACTAGATTGTTGCCTCGTATGGAGTATCGCGTTCCGCTTACGGTCGTTCACTGCCGCCAGTTTTTTGGCGCGTGTACTCCGACAACACCGATCATTTGGCGATGGAGGTTGCCAGTGTCAAGCGTTGCTGATCGTAGTTGCGCGCCGTTGAGGGGGGCCGGTTTCTGCCCTTCCCAGGGTCTTCCCAGGAGGTGTTTTCTGGGAAGACGATGTGGGCTAAGTGTTGGTCGGAGCGGCGAGATTCGAACTCGCGACCCCCAGTCCCCCAGACTGGTGCGCTAACCGGGCTGCGCTACGCTCCGCCGAGGCGACAACTACGCCGCCCGGCTAGGCCGCGCAAGGGCGCGATCCGGTCCCTTGCGGTCACTTGGCGGTGCTGCGTACCAGACGGGCACGGATGGGCGCGAGCCAGCCGCCAAGCTGCTCGGCGCCGCTGTTCAGGCTGCGCTTCATCCACTTTTGCGCCGGGCGTTCGATGTAGCGCCAGATCAGCCAGGACGCCGCCATGACGGAAAGCGTCGTCGCGACGATGAGTTGCGCGGCGGTCGCGGTTCCTTCGTAACGGTTGAGCACCATGTAGCCGATATGCTGGTGCAGCAGGTACATCGGGTAAGTGAGCCCGCCGATGGCGAGGATCAGCCCCGGCGGGAGCGGCAAACGCCGCACCCGCGTCGAGAGCCACACCAGCGCGATGGCGGCCAGGCACAGACCGGCGATCACCCAATTGTCGAGCGCGATATGGTAATGGTCGCGCAGCCAGGCGGCGCCGGCGAGCGCCTCGTTGACCGCCGTGATGCTTGCGAGCGCCAGCAGGAGAAGCACGCTGCGATCCCAGCGGCCGCGATA